AGAATATCAGGGATTTTGGCAATATCATGAGCAGACACCTCTCGTTGTTTTTTGACCCTTTCATTGCCAAGGCCATGTGTATTATGAATATGCTTAAGCTTTTCAGCATCTAGGATCGTTTTATATCCACCCACATCTATGCCGGTGTCCTGCTTGATAGCAAACCATTTTTCAGTGCCGCCAATTTCAAGCCGGGGTTTTGCGTTGCCTGTAAATGCCTCAGCTGCATATTGCTGCATGGTGCTTTGGGCAGGTACCCCTTTACCGTGGGATAAGCCGTTTTTCTCTGCAAAGTCGCTGGCTTGTTGTCGCAGCTCTTCGTTTGTCCACTGCCCACCATCCGGTTTTTGAACCTTGCTTACATATTCAGCGCCTTCAAAACCGCTGGCCGTTGGCACACAGGTGCATCCGCAGTTAATGGTTTCTGATGCCGAAGCGCTTGGGTCATGCGGGTGCATCATCATTACCGGTGCACCGCCTTTGCTATTTGGTACCGAGAACTTTTCAGTAACAGGAATCGTTTTCCCGTGCATCAAGTTGTGTCCAGGGCGAGGGTGTACTTTTCCGCTCTTAAGCCATTTCTTTTGAATGTTCGCCCCTGCCTTGACTGCCTGTTGCATACGCTCATAACTGGCCACTGAGAACACCCGTCCTAGCTCAGTACGTACAATGGTTGCCGCACGTTTGCGTGACGGGTCACCAAGCACGTCTTTAACCCGGACAATTGCATCACCAGGTGATTGCGCCCCAATCACCACCAAGCCTAATTCGCTATTGATCTTGTTAGCAGCCTGTATGCCGATATCTTTGATGCGATCTGCCATAAAAACACGCATTGCACCGAGTTGTTGCGCATCGAGGTAAGGCATAGCAGCTACGATGCTGGATGCCTCAGCAGCCTCAAATGGCTTATCAATTAAATCTTGCCCAGCCTGCCAGCTTTCACTAGCTGCAGTGCCAATAGTCGTAGCCCCAGCCTCGCCAAACTCTTTAAGCATACGGTTGATTTCAAACTGTAGATCCGGCAATGACCAGCGCTGATAATCACTAGGCTGGTTAGTTAGCGTGATCGAGATTTGCTCCTGGGCTTGTTTGAGCAAGCGCACGATTTCATCACGCGTGTTGATCTGTATGGCAGTACGTCGCTTAACACCGGCCTTTACCGCAGCATCAAATGCCTTTTTCTTATCCTGCTCAGTCATAATTTATGACTCAGCTGCATCTGTTTCTTGGCTAACTACCGGGTCAGTAAACACATCACCTTCAGCTTGTTTGTTTGCAGTATCTTTAACTTTTTTTAGCTCTTCAGCTGCGTTGATTTCAACACCAAGCCTACCGGCAATCGCGTTGATCAACTTGATGGCAGTCTCTTCAGTCATCAGGCTTTTTTCAACTGCAATGCTTGCGCCAACAACAACCTGTTGCAATGCAGCTGCATATTTGCTGGTGTCTTTGGCTGTCATTTCAGGGAATATCGCCTCTACCTCAAAACGCTCATCCTCAAGATCAGGTTCGGATCCATTGCTAGCCAATGCATTCTGATGCAGCACAAAAATGACAAGTGCTTGCAGAATATGCTTAAGTGTTTGCTGACGCATAGAGAATCGCTTGAATGTAGGTTCCGACATCTCTGCACCTACCGCGCGGTTAACATCACCACCGCCGCCAAACCAATGCTCAGGAATCGTGCCGCCGCCCAGCACATGGTTGCGGAACAGGCTGGCATTGGTGTTGCTATCCTGCGCCTGGAGATCAGGAGAAACTGCATTCCATTCTTCAGCATCGTTATGTACGCGCACTGATCCAGGCGCAGGTGCCGATATTTCTTTGGCACGTGCCTTAACCTCTTCAGGCGTTGCCCCTTTCAACGTCACGTCCCACAAAAATGCACGCATGAATTGAGCGCGATCCAGCTCGCCGAATAAGAACTGATCATAACCATCCAGCCAGTCAGCTTGCGCGAGCAGATCGGAACGGCCACGTTTGCCATTGCTTAAATCATTAATGGCAAAATAGAACGCTTCAACATCGGTAAATGTTGCACGTATCTGCTGCGTGCGCGTCGTGAATACATCCTCAGCACCGTTCACGATTACTTTATAACGCTTTGCAACACCCTTGCGGTCTTTGCAAGTCACAATACCAATCGGCTGCTCGGCATTATCCGGGTCAACCACAACTGTCTGGATCAATGTCGGGTCTAAATAACCAAGGCGCACGTGGCCAGTATGCTCATTCACGAAAGTGGGGTAGCACTGCTCACCATACAAGGCCAGCTCACGCGCCTTTTTAATCAGCTTGATATCCATCTGGTTGATTGGATCACGCCAGAACCGTTTAAGCACTTTTTGGTTTTCATCATCGTCACAATGCAGACGCACGCCTTCACCCAGCATATAGGCAAGCGGCAATTCAATGATGGCACCGCCTAGTAAATTGGCCTCCCACAAGTAAAGCGCAATCTCGCACATGCGCTTTTGTGTCATAGGTGAAAGGTCTCGCTTGAGATCACCGGTCAGCGGACGCCAGTTATCCTCATCAGCATCAATGGTTGCACCTGCAGCTTCACGCATCGGAACCTCATCTGCGGACAGATCCGGATGCGGCTCTGCCAAAAAATTTAGTAACTTATTTAAAAAAACTGGTAATTGCATGCTTAACCTCGACTCTTGATACCACTTAAACCGTTTTATAAAACTTTATACGGCACTATTTAGGGTTGACTACGGTCATTAGCCGCACTCGGGTGTAATAATCGCTCCTAGCGCGTTCTTGTGCGTCCGAACATGGCTGACTGCTGCCTGCCCTGAAACCGTGTTGGCAGGTATACGTTCATATCGCTTTCTACTGATTCACCTGCAGCTGGTTGACCTTCTTGTCTAGTTGCTGCCCAAGCCAGTAATCCTGCAATTGCGGTATCGCCATGTCGTTGTCCACCATCTGAGCCTTTGTCATGACCATCATCAACTTTAGGTCTGCCTTTATCCAATACTACGCGGCGGTGATCGGCAATGATGTCTTCAGAGGCTGGGATCAAAATCGACTTATCTTCATAAGCAACTTTGTAAGGTGGAAAGTTCACGGCATACCAAGTTTGGCTAAGCATTACGCATTCAACTTTGGCAACACCAAATTTTTGCAAAGCTGCTTCAGCATGTGATTGGCCGTTACCGCGTGCATCAAACTTGGCATGGTGCAACAGCGGCAACTCCTCCATGACATAAAACAAAATCAGTTGCTGTACGTCAAATGGAATACGGCGCAGCTCTAATACAAACTGCGTTTTCCAAAGTGAAGGTGACACCTGTTGCAAAACCCAGATAACCGACAGGTCGCCACTACGTCCAAAGTCTTGACCTAATACTGTTCTGCCATTGCCAGAAATATTATCAATCACTGGCTTAAGATTATCGATAAGCCATGTTTTAGCTTCATCAAGCCTTCTATCATCAAGCATCCACTCAAGTGGCTTGGTATATCTGATCACTGGAATTGATGGATCTTGGCAGCGCTCCAGCAATGTGCGTGGAATATAAATACCAGAACCTGCGCTAGGGATAGCATCTAGCTCTTCATCAGCTTTCGATCCATAAAAATCATAAATCTGTTTGCGCCAGGACTCTACATCTTTGGCTTCCATTTTTTCGCCCATCACCAGCTTCACTCGCTCATACAAACCCATGCGAATGGCATCGTCAAAGGTTGTTTTATGTAATGAGTACTTGAATTTACCTGCGCGAATATCTTTCACCAACAAGTTGAAAGGGTTATCTTCACCATTATGTGAAGATAGCACGCGCACCTTACCGCCCCAGATCAACATGGCGAGTGCTGCTTTCAGCAGGCCTTCTAAATCCTCATGGAAAGCAGCCTCATCAATAGTGACCTTACCTTGCTTACCTCGGATCGAACGTGGCCGACTGGATAGCGCCAAAATTTTAAATCCACTGGCAAAGTCTATGCGGAAAGCCTTAATTTTCTGAGTGTCCCCATTTTCATTGGTATCCTCAAAAACACACTCATTCATTTCACCTGCAGCAAAATTAAACGCCTTGGCCCACATTGCACAGTCTTCAATGTACTCGCGCGTCATATCTTCTGAATAACCGATATAAAGCGAATACTGTCCATCTTGATTAGCTGAAG